TTTACGCAAGAGGAGACACGTGACTACTTCCTGACCCGTGCGACGAGCTTCTTGGGCCAACCAAGCCCCGTGCCGTGGATTGTGAAGGGGTGGTTACCTGCATACGCCACTGCGATGATGTATGGCGAGTCAGGAGTGGGTAAAACCTTCGTTGCGCTGGACATTGCCTGTTGCATTGCCAGCGGGATTAACTGGCACGGCATCAAAACGAAGCCGGGGATCGTTGTGTATCTGGCTGGCGAGGGTAACTACGGGATGCGCCAGCGCATTGCGAGTTGGTGTAAGCGTAACAACGTGACGAGCCTGGACAACCTGCTAATCAGCAACAAGGCGCTAGATATGGATGCCCCTGGCGCAGCAGCGCAGGTGATTGCGGCAGTGCGGGCTTTGACGCCAGAGCCAGTTGTACTAGTTAACATCGACACGCTCAATAACCATATGTCAGGGGATGAAAATAGCGCCAAAGACACGCGGGCGATGATCAATGCCTGTAACGTGGTCTCGATGGCCCTCAGTGCCACGACCATGCTTGTGCATCACCTTGGGCACAACAGCGAGGCAAAACAACGTGCGCGGGGTTCTAGCGCGTGGCGTGGGGCATTGGACGCTAGTATCTTGGTTCATGGCAAGAGTCATGAGGTAATCGTGTCCTGCACCAAGCAAAAGGATGCGCCAGAGCCGAGTGACTTGTTTGGATGTCTTAGCCCAGTCGATCTGGGTTGGCAGGACGAGGATGGGTTGCCGTTGCTTGGCGCAGTCTTTGAGATGTTTCAAGAGGGCGATCTGCGTATCCCGACGCCCAAAGCCACTAAGCTAGACGAACACAAAACCAATTTAGAGCGGGCTTGGTTCGTTGGTGGTGCGGAAGTGTTGGACGAGATGCCATACGTCAGCAGGCAGGCGTTTAAGACGTTCTTGCTTGAGCAAGGCATCAAATCCACCGCAGTTGATCAGCATCTAAAAGCTTCGGCAAAGCCCGGGATGATCATCAGGGACTTGACCGATGCTGAAATAATAGGCAGACATGAGAAAGGTTGGGTGGTTAAGGAGATGGATTTGGGGTCTAAACTCATTCTAAAAGTTATGCCGTAACTACCGTAACCTACCGTAACTAGCCGTAACTGGTTACGGGGGGCAAAGGCGAGTTTACCGTAACGTAACGTAACTCCTCCTATAGGAGTTACGGTAGTTACGGTACGATGCGGGCGAAAAGGTACGTTAAGGTTTCACCTTGAGGGGAAAATTGAAAGATGACCGATCCAGCAGAAAAAATTGAAAAATGGGCGATTGAAAAACTGATTCCCTACGCCAGAAATGCCAGGACGCATTCGGATGAGCAGGTAGGGCAGATCGCTGCCAGTATCAAAGAGTGGGGATGGACTACCCCGGTGTTGGTAGATGAGGATGGGGGAATCATTGCTGGTCACGGCAGGACGATGGCAGCGAAGCGTCTGGGGATGCGTGAAGTACCCGTGATGGTGGCTAGAGGGTGGAGCGATGCAAAGAAGCGAGCCTACATTCTGGCTGATAACAAACTGGCCCTGAACGCGGGTTGGGATGACTCAATGCTTGCCCTTGAACTTAAGGAGCTGGGTGAGACAGGGTTTGACCTAGATTTGACTGGTTTTAGCCTAGATGAGATCAACGCGCTCACGCCTTTAGAGGTGCAACCTGGGTTAACCGATGAGGATGCCGTTCCAGAGGCCCCAGAAGAGCCTACAACGCGATTGGGCGACATTTGGATACTGGGACAGCACCGACTGATGTGCGGCGATTCTACGTCGATTGACGCGGTTGAGAAGCTGATGGATGGGCAGAAGGTTGACGTACTGTTTACCGATCCACCTTACAACGTGGCTTTCAATGGCCGATCAGGTAAGCACGATGTCATCAAAAATGACAACTTGGAAAAGGGTGAGTTTGACCAGTTTATTGGTGAGGTGCTCCAAACCATAAAAACGATTAACGCTCCGGCTTTTTACATTTGGTGTAACTGGAAGTTTTACGCAACGCTGCAACGCGAACTTGAATACAAAGCTTGCATTGTATGGGCAAAAAATGTATTTGGTATGGGTACAAATTATCGTCACCAACACGAGTTTTGCCTGTTTAACGGCAGCATTGACGATCACATTAAAAACGAATCCGATCTTTGGGAAGTCAAAAAAGACACCAATTACGCCCACCCAACGCAAAAACCAGTTGCATTGTCTGAACGCGCTCTCGGCAACCACAAAAAAGCTCAAAACATTCTCGATTTGTTTGGTGGAAGCGGCAGCACATTGATTGGATGCGAGAAAATGGGGCGCAAAGCTTTTGTGATGGAGCTTGACCCGAAGTATTGCGACGTGATAGTAAAGAGATGGCAAGATTACACAGGCAATCAAGCAATACTTCAAGAAAACTCTATAACATTCAATGAGTTAGCATCGAATGGAAGTTGAAAGTCAGCAACAACAAAATCGTCACGGTGGTGCAAGGGAAAATGCGGGTCGCCCACGCTTTGAACCAACGGACGAAGAGCGCAAGCAAGTCGAGGCAATGGCTGGTTATGGCGTTGCTGAAGCACACATTGCGTCTTTGATTCGCGGCGGGATTGGCGTTTCGACTTTGCGCGAACGGTTCAAGGAGAACCTTGAGCAGGGACGCGCTAAAGCTCACGCCGGGATCGGCAAGACGCTGTTTCAAAAGGCAATGGCCGGCGACGTGGCGAGCTTGATTTGGTGGACGAAGACGCAGATGCGCTGGACAGAAGCACCGCGCCAGATCGAGGTGAGCGGCAACATCTCGATCACCGACGCGCTCGCCCAGGCGCAAGCACGCTTGATCGATGCTGAGATCATTGAGATGGATACGCCGTTACTAACCGTAACTGAGCCGGTTACGGTTGAGGTTACGCCCGTTACGGTTGACCGCGTTGAGGTAAAAGACCAATGAAATCAACGGCTTAGGGCCAACTGTTCGAGTACCGGCAGGGCCGGCGGCGATTCCCGCCACGCGCCGAGGGGCCGGGGAGGGCCGGCGGGCGACCGGTCACGGTAACGGTGGCCCCGCAAAAATTTTTTTTTATTTTTTAAAAATGCCTTTATTGATTACGCCGATCTCGCTAGAAGAGGCAAACGCTTTTGTGGAGGTTCACCATCGGCATCACAATCCGGTGGTCGGGCATAAGTTTTCAATTGCGGTGAGTGATGGCGATAAGGTGGTTGGCGTGGCGATTGTTGGTAGGCCGGTATCAAGGCATCTGGATAACGGTTGGGTGCTTGAGGTAAACCGCTGCTGTACGGACGGGACCAAGAACGCTTGTTCAATGCTGTACGGTGCAGCTTGGCGGGCGGCGAAGGCGTTGGGGTACAGGAGGTTGATTACCTACACGCTGCCGGCAGAGGGTGGCGCTAGTCTTAAGGCGTCTGGATGGAACTGCGTAGGCGAGCGTGGCGGCGGCAACTGGAACGTCAAGAGCAGACCACGGATTGATACTGACGAACTTCTGCGTGGGCAGAAGTCGCTCTGGGAAGCGGTTTAAGGGATAACCATGCAAAAAACTCGTTATAGCGCCGAAGACGAACAGATCCTGATGACCAAGTTGTGGTCGCCAACGATTGCGGACAACCCGGAGGCGTTTGTGTTGTTTGCGTTTCCGTGGGGTCAGCCAAACACGCCGTTGGCTAAGTTCAGTGGGCCGAGGAAGTGGCAGCGCGAGATCCTGCGCGACATTGCCAAGCACATTAAGGACAATCAGGGGCAGGTGGATATGCAGACGCTGCGCGAGGCGGTGTCTAGTGGCCGTGGTATTGGCAAGTCTGCGCTAGTGAGTTGGTTAATACTTTGGATGCTGACTACGAGGATTGGTTCTACGGTAATCGTGAGCGCCAACAGCGAGAGCCAGCTACGCTCGGTGACCTGGGGCGAGTTGACCAAGTGGCAAGCGATGATTATCAACAGCTACTGGTGGGAGATCAGTGCGACCAAGATTGTGCCGGCTGCGTGGCTAACGGAATTAGTAGAGCGGGATCTTAAGAAAGGGACGCGCTACTGGGCGGCAGAAGGCAAGTTGTGGAGTGAAGAAAACCCGGACGCTTACGCGGGGGTACACAACCACGACGGGATGATGTTGATCTTTGACGAGGCAAGCGGTATACCGGACCCCATCTGGGCGGTGGGCGCGGGGTTCTTCACAGAGAATATCCTAGACAGGTATTGGTTTGCGTTTAGTAACCCCCGGCGTAACAGCGGGTATTTCTTTGAGACATTTCATGGCAAACGGGATTTTTGGAAGGGCCGGCAGATTGATGCCAGGGAGGTTGAGGGGACGGACAAAAATACTTATGAGCAGATCATTGCCGAGTATGGTGAAGATTCACCTCAAGCGCGGGTGGAGGTATACGGGGAGTTTCCAGCTAGTGGGGACGACCAGTTCATTGGACCGAGGGTGGTGGATGATGCGATGGAGCGGGAGAAATAC